TTCTGATCTTGAAGGTTTAGATTACGAAATGATGATTAGGAATGCTAGAAAGAAATATAATATAGAAGATAAAAGAATAGCTTTCAATCAAGTATTTACAAGCACATTCATACGAAAAGCAAACGAACACTTACAAGCTTGTATTGATTATAAAAAAATATGGTTTGCAAGTAAGACTGCGGCAAATGAAAGCTTCTTTAATGAAACTATAAATCGTGGCGCACCAATTGAATTAATGAAATCAGAAGACAAAAAAGATTGGACCATATTAGACTTTATTGAAAATCAAGATGATTTTATGTATCAAACTAAAAAACAATGTACATTAGTAGAACACTCATCCACTAGCAGAGGAACTCAAACTTTTGATTTACCTCAACATTTGAAAAGAAGCACTTCAGCCAATAAAGCCAGAAAAGATAATTATTCAGCCTTGATGCTTGCTAATTGGGGCTTAAAGTGCTATTTAGATATGATGACTGCACCCGCAGAAACGCCAGTAACATCTACTTTCTCACCGCTTATGATACGTTAAAATAGTGTAATTTATTCTAATAAAATTATATAATATATATGGCAATAGCAACATCTAGAATTACTCAACCTAGTCAATTTAGTGGAATAAATATATCTAATCTAGCAACGAATGCGACAATAAATGTAACTCCATTGACTAATTTACTAGAATTAAATATAATAAGTGCTAATAACAATATAAACAGTGCAAATTTAAATTTTAATAACTTTCCAAATATAAAATCTTTTTCTAGCGAAGGAAGCGCAAGGTCAGAATCAAATCCAGGAATATATGTTAATATAACTGGAACAAATTCTTCTGTACAAAATTACGCAGCAGTAAGTAGTAAAGTTACTTCTTTAATATTAAAAAATCCAACTAATATATCTTTTCCTGGCGTAAATAGCCAGATAGGACAAATACCAACTGGTTTAACTGATTTTAATATTCAAGAAAACGGTCTTGGTGGGCAAGATCTAGCTTCTATCGTATTGAGTTTTTCTGGTCTGGCAAGAGAAAATAATATTACTGGAGGATATTTAAATATTATTCCAGCTGATGCAACTCAAACTCTTACTTTACAACAGCCAAATAAAAACGGTTACTATAGAGAATTATGGAGTAGCGAGAGTGGGGAATATCAATTAGCAGCTTTATTGAACGATGGAACTACAAATGATATTGACAACCCAGGAAACATTTTTCTTTCAACAGATTATGGAATAAGTTTTAATGCAATTTTTACTGGTCTTACTAATGTTAATTTTAGAAGCGTTGCCGCTTCAAATAATCTTGATAGAATTGTAGCGGTAGGAAGAGATGCTTTCGCATATATGTCTACTGATGGTGGAGCCACTTATTCTATAATAAACACAGGAATAAGAACTGGAGTTAATAATTATACTGATGTAGCAATGTCATCAAATGGACAATATATTATTTTAACAACAAATGGTAACGCTTACCCATATACTGCTGGCTACGCAGCAACCTATATCTCAAATAACTATGGAGCTACTTTTACATCAGCACCAATTGGTCTTGGAGGATATTCAAGATTTGTAAATGCTGCTATGTCAAAGAATGGTCAATATCAGTTTGTAGCTGCAGATGATATTCCACCATATATATATAGATCTAGTAATTATGGAGTTACTTGGGGGATTGTAGCTGTTATTCCCGATGTTGTCGATATCGCTACGAGTTCAGACGGAAGATATGTATTCGTAACATCTAATAATAGTAACTACTATGAGGGCGGTATCCATAGATCTACTGATTATGGAGCTACTTGGACGCTTATTTATAGGGACTTTGTAAAGATACTTAATACTAATGTATTGAATACAGATTGGAGAGGAGGAATTAGCGTATCTTCTAATGGCAGATATCTAATAGCAGGATTGACAAGAACACGAGCATTAGTTTCAGTAAATGTATACAATGTCATAACAGGCGTTTTGCTGTATACTTATCGATATGTTGATTATGCTCCTGGATATCTTTTAACTTCAAGCGATTATGGAGCAACTTGGCAAAAAACAAGTTTTCTAGATAATTGGGGTTCGTGTGGTATATCTGGTAATGGTAAGCATATGTTAGCTGGATCTAGAAGCGGTAGATTTTATACTTCTCGTACAGATGGAGCAGATACAGTATATGGAACTTATTTTTTACGAGCTTATAATGCTGTTCAATATTTAAGAAATATTAAAAATTGGACAGTACTATTTATAAAAGGCTTTTTTGGTATTTAATTAAATTGGTTATTGTATATTTTTTAAGATATAATCTTATATAAAGTGTAATAATTGAAGTAAAATGGCTAAAAAATTTAAAAAAGACCAAAAAATCGATAAAAATCCAGACATTGTACCAATAATGGTAAGCCATGCCTCTAGTAACTATGAGAGCAAAGCTTCTAATGGGTCTAGTCCAGACTATACTTCGGTTAGAAGAAATGCTGCTAGCACAATAACAAGAACAGATAGATACAAAAACATTGATGATGGATTAATACCTTTCAGATACTCAACTGGAATTAAAAATAATTCTAATATGAATATTCGCGACGCGGTTATTCTGTGTCAAAAGTGCTATTATAATTTTTCTATCTTCAGAAATACTATTGATTTAATGACTGAATTTTCTTCTAGTAATATTTACTTTAAAGATGGAAGCTCAAAGTCAAGAACATTCTTCGAAGCCTTATTTAAAAAGATTAATTTATGGGATTTTCAAGATAAGTTTTTTAGAGAGTATTATCGTTCTGGTAATGTATTTCTTTATCGTTTTGACACAAAAGTTAGCGACGCAGATGTAACAAAAATTACTCAAACATTTGGTTTAAATACATCTAAAGCTGCAGTTAATTTACCATCAAGATATATTGTTTTAAATCCAGCAGATATTCAAATTGGTGGAAGTATTAATTTTTCAACTGGAAGATACTATAAAATTCTTAGTGATTACGAATTAGAAAGACTAAAAAATCCTAAAACAGATGAAGATAGGGAAGTATTTAATAGTCTTCCAGAAGAAGCTAGAAAATTAATTCAATCAAAAACAATTGGCGTTTTGACAATGCCTTTAGATAGAGAAAGACTCTGCGCTGTATTTTATAAGAAGCAAGATTACGAGCCATTTGCTGTACCAATGGGCTTTCCAGTATTAGAAGATATTAATTGGAAGGCTGAGATGAAAAAAATGGATATGGCAATTACTCGCACAATGCAACAATCAGTATTACTTGTTACTATGGGAGATACTCCTGAGAATGGTGGAATTAATCAAAGAAATCTCGAAGCAATGCAAAAACTTTTTGAAAATCAAAGTGTTGGCCGTGTGCTTATTGCTGATTATACAACGAAAGCTCAATTTGTTATTCCAGATATTGGCAATCTTATTGGTCCAGAAAAGTACGAAGTTGTTGATAGAGATATTAAAATTGGTTTAAATAATATTCTTATTGGTGACGAAAAGTTCGCTAATACAAATATCAAAGTTCAAGTATTTATAGAAAGATTAAAACAAGCTCGCGAAGCATTTATTAATGAATTTCTTATTCCAGAAATTCGCAGAATTAGTAAAGATCTTGGATTTAAAAATTATCCAACCCCACGCTTTGAAGATATCGACTTAAAAGATGATATACAATACGCAAGAGTTTATAATCGTCTTATCGAACTTGGTATTTTAACTCCAGAAGAAGGAATGAAAGCAATTGATACTGGAAGATTACCAACTTCAGAAGAATCAGTAGAATCACAACAAAGATTCAAAGATCTTAAAGATCAAGGTTTATATCAACCATTAATTGGTGGAGCAAAAATAGGCGCAGGTGAAGCAGGTAGGCCAAGTGGAACTACTGGCATACCTCAGTCAACAAAAAATGTTAAACCAATTGGCGAAGGAAGACAATCTAAAGCTTCTGTAGAAGAAAAGTATAGCTTACTCAAAGTAAAAGAAAATCTTGTTCTCGCACAAAAGTTAGAAGAAGAAGTTGCAGCTAGTCTTCGCAAAAAACACAACATTAAAAAATTAAGTTATAACCAAAAAGAAGTATCAGAACAAATTGCTAAAATTATTATTGCTAATGAAACTCCAGAAAATTGGATGTCTAAAATAGAAGATTATATCAAACAACCAGTTGATCAAAATCAAGAAATTGTTGCTAATGTAAATTCTATTGCTTGTGATCATCAAGTTGATAGTTATTTAGCTAGTATACTTTATCATAGTAAGGTTTAATTTATGGCTAATTTAATTAGACTAAAACAAATCGATCAACCAGATTTAAGTGGATTTTTTAATACTGCATTTATTCAAACTGGTATTTTAAATACAACATTTGTTGATAAATTTACTGATCAGAATATAAGCGGAGTTAAGACTTTTATAGATGGAGTTAATTTAAATAACATAGACAATTTAAGTCTTTCTGGAGTTGATATAAGTATAATAAATGCAAATATTGCTCTAACAAATCGTCCTACTGTAAATGGAGTAGGAGTTTTACTAAATGGAGAAGCTGCAAGTCTACCAGTAACAATTGTTTATACTACTGGAGATCAAACTATTTCTGGAGTCAAAACTTTCGCAAGGCGTCCAACGGTAAATGGTACTGGGATTCTTTTAAGTGGCGAAGCTACGGTTTTACCAACAACAATAGTTTATACTACTGGAGATCAAACCATTTCTGGAGTTAAAACTTTCGCGACGCGTCCAACAGTAAATGGTACTGGGATTCTTTTAAGTGGCGAAGCTACGGTTTTACCAACAACAATAGTTTATACTACTGGAGATCAAGCAATAAGCGGAGTTAAGACCTTTGTAGAGGGAATTAATTTAAATAATATACAAAATTTAATTCTTTCTGGATTAGATATAACAATAACAAGTGGAGATGTAAATTTAACAAATCGTCCAACAGTAAATGGTACTGGAGTATTATTAATTGGAGAAGCCTCTAGCTCTGTTTTACCAAATACTATAGTTTATACAACTGGAGACCAAACCATTTCTGGAGTTAAAACTTTCGCAACGCGTCCAACAGTAAATGGTGCTGGAGTATTATTAATTGGAGAAGCCTCTAGCTCTGTTTTACCAAATACTATAGTTTATACAACTGGAGATCAAACCATTTCTGGAGTTAAAACTTTCGCAACTGGAGTAAATATAAGTGGTCATGTGGGTATTGGTATTAATAGTAATGATTTTCACTTGTATGTTAGAAAATCCTCAGCAGGAGCTGCAAATCCAGATAGTGGTAGTATTGCTGTGTTTGAAGGAAGTGGAAATTCTCATATAACTGTTCTAGCATCAAATGCGCAAACTGCTGGTGTGGTACTTGGTAGTCCAGCTGATAACTTTGGTTCATACTTAAGCTGGAATCATGATAATAATCTTTTGAAGCTTGCAACCGCAAAACCTAGTGGTTTTATACAAATCTTGACTGACAATGAAAGGGTAGCTGTAACAATTACAAGCTCTGGTAATGTTAATTTTACTAATCGCCCAACTGTAAATAATACAGGAGTTCTTTTAAGTGGACAAAATTCGTTTACATTTGTATTAACCCATTCATCAAGTACTCTTGGTAGTGGCTTCAATTACTTTGGACTTAATGATGCTGGATATAGTTCAGCCTCAGCAGGTTCAAGAAGAAGAATGCCAATTCTTGAAACTTGCGAAATCAGAAAAGCTTCGTGGTCACATGTGGTTGGTACAATTGGATCACCAGCTACTATACTTTCAACTGGATATATTATTAATACATCATCAAATCCACGCCAAACAGGAATAGTTAGTACTGTTATAGATAGCGCAAGTGATACTAATCCAGGTCATTATATAACAAATTTCTCTCCGTCAATTAGCGTAATATCTGGAGACCTAATAGTAGCTGCTTTAGCTGTTACTGGCTTCACAACAGCTCCTCTCCAGGTGAGAGATACAGTCGTATTATATTGCTATAATTAATATTAGATTTAATATATTTTTTCTTTTATAATAATGTGTAATATCTTATGAAAACTATGCTATCTAAAATATTTGGCCCAAATTGGAGATCTAGCTCATCTGGAATAGCTACAGTTGTAGCAGTTTCTACTGCAATAGCAATTCATTCTGATCCTTCATTAGTAGCTTTTCTTCCAGACCAAGCAGAAGTTTATATTACAGGAATTGCAAAATTAGTAGCAGTTGTATCTGGTATTATTTTTGCATTAACAGTAAAAGATGCAGCAGTTACTGGTGGAAGAGTAGGTCAAACAATTGAAGCAGAAAAAAGAACTGGAGAAAATATATGAATAAATTACAATTAGTCGCAGTTGCTCTTTTGAGCGTATTTCTTGGTGCTTGCGCTACAACTCAAACTGGAAAAGTCGATGTCGCAACAAGCGTTGAAAATACTCTTCCTTATGTTAAGCCAGCAGTAGTATTAGCTTGCACTGTTGTTCTTGATCAAGCAGTTTCTGGTAACGATAGAATTGAAAAAGCCAAGATGATTAATCATGTCGCAGCTATCGTAGAAGGATTAACAGCTGGAAATACTCCAACTCCAGAACAACTTCAAAAAGCTCTTAATGATTATCTTCCAGCAGAAAAAACTCATTGGGCAAATTATGTTACTGTAATCAAAGATCTTTATGCTCAACAATTTGCAAGACTAGATGGAAATACTGCTCTTGCAGTAAAGGTACTTAACGCTATTGCATCTGGATGTAAAGATGCTACAGCAAGTTACGTAGAGTAATCATGCCAACTGGAATACTCCAAGCTTTACTCTCAGCAGTATCTGGAATATTCGCAGCAATCAATAACGTATTCGGCGCTAAGAATACAAAAGAAATGAAAGAGCGCCAAGAAGCTCAAAAAGAAGTTGATCATCAAAGTGGAATCGAAAATGCAGTAAAGGAAAAAGACCTTGAACAAGCTCGCAAGCATATTAGTTCTTAATTTTTTTCTTGTTGGTTGCGCTACTGTGACACCAAATAAAATACAAGATGACAAATCATCTTATGACGCAACTACTCCAAAGCAATATGATAAAGATAATGGTGGATTAATTTCTTTTGTTGGCGATGATGCGCTTATTACTCGTCAGGCGCGCGAACGATATAATAATCTAATTAAAATGTATAGAATCAAATTTAAAAAAGAAAAAGCAATTGATCTAGTTGAAGATTCTGGAGTTAAATCTTATAAGGATAGTTTTGGTAACGAGTTATTTTTAATTAATAGTGAGCATCTTGTTTATTTTGGTGTTATGAATAGTTGGTTAAAAGAAAAAGTTCCCCAAGACAATATACTAGACAAGACCATAGATAAAATAAATAATTAAATAAAATGGGCAGTTTAAGTTTAAAAAAGAAAATATCAACAAGTTTGGCTACTAAATATGATAGTACGTATTATATTAGATTTAAAGGTCCAGCAGGAATAACTTTTGGAAATTTTTTTAATGCAGGAATTGCAGCAGTAATGAATAGCGGTGGTGCATATAATTTTTATTTTGATGAAAATCTAAATAATCCTACGACATATTTGACCGATGGAGGTGATTGGTATGATAGTAGTGGTATTAGTATTATTACAAATAATATTATTCCAATTAATACAATAGTCCAAATATACAATGATTTTGCTGATTTTACTATAAATTTTGGAGGTAATATAGAAAATTATTTTAGCGGCAAAACTTCTATTAAAAAACAAAACTTAAGTATATTAAAATCTTTAAATTACTATCCTCCACAAGAATCAATTTATACTTTTAAATCTGCTACGACAAATCTTTTAGGAACGATTCTTAATTATGCACAATTTGAGCCTTATACTGATTCAATTTCAATTTATACTCAAGGAAATCTCGATGGATTTTATGCTTCATTTTATACTGATGGATCTAGTTTCATTTACGACGATTATACAACAAATGCAAATAACTTTGTAATTCCTGCTAATTCACTTTTAATATTCTCTACTTCTTATGATATAAATATAACAGTAGGCGGTGGAGCAATTATACAAAAATATTATAGTGGAAAAATAAATTTAAATACATATATTGCAAATGATCCAGACGCAAGAAATTATATATCTGCAGTTGAAACAGCCGATGGATCGCCACTAGAAGCATCAATTAAAAAAGCAATAGATAATTTTATTGTAGGATGTAAGTCTGATGGAATTTGGGATGCTATCAAAAGTTCTTGTATTTTATCAGGAGCAAGAACTCTAAATGGAGCATTGGTTTCATTAAAGGGAACTTCTCCAACAAACATGGGATTTGTAAGTGGTGATTACGACAGAAAAACAGGATTACTTGGAAATGGATCTTCAAAATATTTAATCTCAAATAGAAATATTACAAGTGATCCACAAAACAATAAACATCTTTCAGCATACGCAACAACTGGTAATACAAGGGATGCCGTAAGAGTCTTGATTGGAAGCGCAATTGGAAACAACATAGGAGCTTCTTCAGTGTTTACTAATGTTACTAATTTTAATGCAAGAATTAGTTATGGATCACCACCAGCAGGAATTCCACAGGCTGGTTTAATAAATGGCCTTCAAGGAGCAACAAGAAGCAATCTTTCTACTGTTGATTATTATTTTAATAATGCTAGTGGTTCTTATGCAAACACTTCATTTGGTCAGTCTGCTTCAGATATTAATATATTTGCAAATGCAAGCGCCGCTGTAGGGAGTTTTTCAAACGCAAGAATAGCTTTTTATTCTATTGGAGAAAATATAAATCTTCAAAAATTAGATAATAGAGTTACAGATTATATTAATGCCATCTCATCAATCTAAATATGTTAAGCAAAAAATCCTTAGATCTTATCTTAGAATTTGAAGTTGGCGGTGGCGAAAACTACTACAATAAATTTTTAAAAAATCCAGTTTGGCCCGAAGGTCAAAGTGGAGTAACAATTGGAATTGGTTATGATTTAGGTTATGTAAATAAAAGTGAATTTAGCGAAGATTGGAAAGATCTTCCTAAAGAAATTTTTGACAGATTATATAAAGTGGTTGGTATTAAAGGATATAATGCTAAGAATCTTATAAGAGGATTAAGGGATATAGTTATTCCTTGGGATCTTGCACTAAAAGTATTTAATAATAAAACAGTAACTAAATTTTATAATTTAACAAAACAAACTTTTCCTAATTTTGATAATCTTCCAGAAGATGCAAAAGGTGGATTAGTTAGTCTTGTATTTAATAGAGGAGCAGCTTTAGAAGG